AGGAGAAAACATAATGGACCAACGCAAATTTGAAAAACTCATTGATCTTATTATCAATGAGAACGAAGAACAAGCTCGCTCACTTTTTCATGACATTGTTGTAGAAAAGTCCCGCGAGATTTACGAAAACATGATGATGTCCGATATGGATGAAGGTGATGCTTCCGGCCAATCTATGGACCTTCTTGACGAAATCAATGCTGAAGAAATGAACGAAGATGACATGGATGAAGATATGGATGACGATATTGAAGATTTCTCTGATGAAGAAGTCATTGATATTGACAGTGATGACACCGGTGAAGATGAGATGGACAATCTTGAAGATACCGTTATCAGAATAGAAGATAAACTAGACCAACTCATGGCTGAATTCGAAGACCTCATGGACCAAGAAGAAGGTGAAGAAGAGGAAGAAGAAGGCGAAGATGAAGAGATGATGGGTGACGAAGAAGAGGAAGAAGGCGAGGAAGAGGAAGAAGAAGGCGAAGAAATGATGGAAGCCATTCAACTCAAGCAAGTCAAAGGTCTCTATGGATCAAGAATCGGCGGTGACGATGGTTCACAAACCCGTAGCACATATGCTGCTAACTCCGGTCAACGCGGAATGGCTAGCAGACCAGTAAAATTCTCTGGTGATAGCGAAACAGTTCCAACTGGTCCTAAAGCTCCATCAAATTATGGTTCAAAAGGCGAGTCACAAGTTAAAGGTGCAGGACAGTTCAAAAACTCCCCAGCACAAGATAACTTCAGTGAGAAAGGTGTTCCAGCACCCAAGGCTGTCAATACACAATCACAAGGTGTAAATGACAAGAGCCCAGTTGCTGAGTCACGCAGAACAACAAAAAGAAGAATCTAAGGAAACCTGAGAAATGGCTTATCTCAGAGAGCATTTGACATTCGACCGCGCAGGTATGGTGGTCGAATCAATCAAAGAAGAAGGTAGTGATTTTAAAACTCTTTATATGAAGGGAGTTTTTATCCAGGGTGGGGTAAAGAACGCAAATGAGCGCGTTTACCCCATTTCTGAAATAGAATCTGCTGTTGATACTCTCAATAACCAAATCAGAGAAGGTTACTCAGTTCTAGGTGAAGTAGATCACCCAGATGACCTTAAAATCAATTTAGACCGTGTATCACATATGATCACTTCAATGTGGATGGACGGTGCTAATGGCTTTGGCAAATTAAAGATTTTACCAACTCCAATGGGACAACTCGTGAGAACGATGTTGGAGTCGGGTGTTAAACTAGGCGTATCCAGTCGTGGATCAGGTAATGTGAACGACATGGATGGCAAAGTGAGTGACTTTGAAATAGTCACAGTGGATATTGTCGCACAACCAAGCGCACCAAATGCGTATCCAAAAGCAATCTACGAAGGTATCATGAACATGAAATATGGACATAAGGCTTTGGAACTTGCTAAAGATATAAAGGGCGACAAAAAAGTAGAGAGATACCTTAAAGAAGAAGTATTGCGTCTGATTAAGGATCTCAAAATTAATAAAGGGGAATAAGCATGTTTGATGCTATCAAACCACTAATGGCAAGCGGGCTTATTAACGAAGATATCGGGCAACAATTAAATGAAGCTTGGGAATCTAAGTTAAACGAGGCTCGTGAACAAGTTCGTGCCGAATTAAGAGAAGAATTCGCACATCGTTATGAACATGACAGAAGCGTAATGGTTGAAGCCCTTGATCGTATGGTTACAGAAAGTCTTGAAGGTGAGATCACAGAATTTTATCAGGAAAGACAAGCACTAAACGAAGACCGAGTAAAAGCTAAAATGAAAATGCAGGAAAGTGCTGTAAAATTTAATAACTTCATGGTTACTAAACTAGCCGAAGAAATCAAAGAACTACGCACCGATCGTAAAATTCAAACAGAAAATCAACATAAACTTGAACAATTCATCGTTCACGCTCTTGCAAGAGAAATCAAAGAATTCTCACAAGACAAAAAAGCAGTTGTTGAGGCTAAGGTCAGATTAGTAGCTGAAGGGCGTAAACAATTAGAATCACTCAAGAAGAAATTCGTCAAAGAAAGTTCTAAGCGTGTAAGTCATGCAGTAGCCGTTCAATTAACGGGTGAAATGCACCAACTAAAAGAAGATATCAAAGTTGCTAGAGAAAACAACTTTGGTCGTCGTTTATTTGAAGCATTCGCTGGTGAGTTCTCAGTAACTCATCTAAACGAAAAGGCAGAAACTAGAAAATTAATGAGTCAACTAGCTCAGAAAGATCGTCAGCTAGCTGAATCCATTAAAGTAGCCAATGAGTCCATCGAATTGGCTGAACAAAGAGAACGTGAAGCTAGAATTATCAAAGAATCTAATCAACGCGAAAAGGCAATGAGCGAACTACTCTCGCCTCTAAACAACGAAAAGGCTCAGGTAATGAAAAGCTTACTAGAAAGCGTCCAAACACCAAAGCTAAAGGCCGCTTTCGATAAATACTTACCAGCAGTTCTTAATACAGGTAGCGAAAAAATAGCACCAAAAACTATCATCCGCGAAAATATTAGCGAAGTAACTGGTAACAAAACTGCTAAAAAACAAGTTGAAGTAGAAGATCAGGATAATCTGATCGACTTTAAACGCCTAGCAGGGCTTTAATCTAGACATAAATTAGGAGAAATAAAATGTCAAAAGTACTCTTAGAAAGCCGTTGGGGAGAGACCAAAGAAGCTCTGTTGGAAGGCTTAAAAGGAACTCGTCGCTCAACAATGGGTGTTATCTTAGAAAACACCAAAAAGCAACTACTAGCTGAAAGCACAGCTGGTACAACTACTGCTGGTAATATCGCTACGCTAAATCGCGTTATTCTTCCAGTAATCCGTCGTGTCATGCCAACAGTTATCGCTAACGAATTGGTAGGCGTTCAGCCAATGACAGGACCAGTTGGTCAAATCCATACTTTGCGTGTTCGCTACGCAAATAACTTGACTGACAACTCTGCTGCCGCAACAAGCGTCACAGCAGGTCAGGAAGCTCTTAGCCCATTCTTGATCGCTCAGGCTTACTCTCGCACACCTTATGGCACAACTACTACTACCGCTTATAACGGTAATGATACTGCTGCCCTAGAAGGTAACGGCGGTAAACAAATCTCTGTGCAAATCTTAAGACAGGCTGTTGAAGCTAAGTCACGCAAGCTACAAGCTCGCTGGACATTCGAAGCCGCTCAAGACGCTCAGTCACAGCATGGTATCGACGTTGAAGCAGAAATCATGGCTGCTTTAGCTCAGGAAATCACTGCTGAAATCGACCAGGAAATCCTCCTATCACTCGCAACTCTAGCTAGTACTGAATTTACATACAATCAGGCTACAGTTTCGGGTACTGCAACTTATGTTGGCGACGAACACGCTGCTCTAGCTGTTCTCATCAATCGCGTTGCTAACTTGATCGCTCAACGCACCCGTCGTGGCGCTGGTAACTGGGCAGTGGTATCATCCGCTTCTCTAACAGTTCTACAAAGCGCAACAACTTCTGCTTTCGCAAGAACAACAGAAGGTACTTTCGAGGCCCCAACAAATACAAAATTCGTTGGTACTCTAAACGGCGCTATGCGTGTGTTCGTTAACAGCTACGCACCTGATACTCAGCCTGTATTGGTTGGTTACAAAGGTTCTAGCGAAACTGACGCAGCAGCTTTCTATTGCCCATATATTCCGTTGATGAGTTCTGGTGTTGTTCTTGATCCGACAACATTCGAACCAGTCGTAAGCTTTATGACTCGTTACGGATACATCGAGCTAACCAACACCGCAAGCAGTTTCGGGAATGCCGCGGATTACGTTGGGGAAATAGCCGTGCAAAATCTCACCTTCCAATGAAATCAATCACTTACAAGTGTATTTGAAAGTAATTTCACAAACAAAATTGGGCGCTTCGGCGCCCTTTTTTGTTGCTTTATAATAATATAAGTATATAATTAAATGCAGCAGACTATAAATAATAGTATGAAACATTTTATATACAAAACGACCCATCCTAACGGAAAATATTATATTGGTAGGCACAGTACTAATAACATAGATGATGGTTATATTGGTTCGGGTCTATGGCCTTTATCTATTAAAGATAAATCTATATTGACTCGGGAGATATTAGAATATGCCGAATCTTTTAATCATTTAGTTGAATTAGAAAATAAGTACCTTTTTGAGCATTACGGTAAATTTGGTTGTATGAACATGAGTAATAAGAGTACGGGTTGGGCAGTTGGGTCAGCTAATCCTATGCATAATCCTGAAGTCTCGGCTAAATTTAAAGGTGATAATCATTGGATAAGAAAAAATCCAAATAGAATAGATGAATTCAAGCAACAACAATTACATAGAGTCAAAGAAGGAACTCATAATTTTTTAGGTAATAAAAATCCTAACCTAGATGGAAGAAATGCAAAGCAAGCAATGAAGAATGGAACGCACAATTCAATCACTAATAATCCAAGCACTATA